CTCGACTACTTCTTCGAAGGCATCGAACCGAAGGGTTTGAGCGAGAGCGGAATGAAGGTTTTCAAGGGCTGCGAGGGGCGCATTTCGAAAAGCAGGACGAACGCCGCAAACGTGGCTAATCGGTACAGCGATTCGAAGCCTACGAACGAGCCTACGGAAGACGCTACGAACGATGCTGCGGAAGGGTCTACGAAACCCCTCCCAGATAGAGAAAGAGATAGAGAAGTAGATAAGGAAGGAGCTAAGGAGAAAAGGAAGGCGGCGCGTTTCCGCGCCCCTTCCCCCGCCGAGGTGTCCGAGTATGCCCAGCAATACGCCGCAACGAAGAACCTCGACCTCCGCGCCATCGACTTCGATCCCGAGTACTTCTGCGACTACTACGAGTCAAACGGATGGCATGTCGGCAAACAGCCGATGAAGGATTGGAAGGCAACGGTGCGCCGATGGCTGCGCACCTCGAAGCCCAAAAACGGCATTGCGAAGGAGGTGCCAGACGATGGATTTTCGGCCTACGACTGAGTGCCCGCACTGCGGCGCGACCCTCAAGGCCCGCACCACGCGGCTCGCTGGGCGGACGCTGTTCTGCGGCTACGAGCAGTGCGGCTGCGCGGGCGCCGAGGCCGAGCGCGAGAAGGAGCGCCAGGTCGAGGCGGAGGCCGCACGCAAGGCGGTTCAGGACAAGGCCATGCACGACTGGAAGCGCGCCGGCGTTCCCGAGCGCTACATGAGCCTCGACCACCCCTTGGCCGCCGAGATCGCCGACGGCATGAAGAACGGCCAGTGGGTGTACCTATGGGGCGACGTGGGAACGCGCAAGACCACGTGCGCCGCAGCCGTGGCCAAGCGCCTTGCGGGAGGCAAGCGGTCGGTGCTCATGGCCCCGATGTACCGCATCCTCGACGAAATCCAGCGCAGCTTCCACGATGGCGGCGACCCGCTCAAGCGCTACGCCGAGGTGCGCTACCTGATCGTGGACGACCTGGGCAAGCGCAGGCCCACGGGCTTCGTTTTGGACAGCCTGTTCAGCCTGATAGACCAGCGCTACTCGGCGATGCTGCCAACGCTGGTGACCACGCAGTACAAGCCGAGCGACCTCGTGCGCAGGCTCGCCGAGCAGGGAGACCCCGACACCGCCAAGGCCATCGTGTCGCGGCTCAGGGGCGGCGCGAGGGTCGTGCACTTCGACGGCCCGGACGGGAGGCTGCAATGATCCTCGATGCGGGCATTTTGCGCGGCTACCCCAAGGAACGCGCCGAGCTTTACGGCAAGCCGCACCTGGGCGCTCGCTACACCCACGGCAAGGCCTACGAGGCGCTTTCGCCCCGATGCTGCGTCTGCGGCAGGCGTGCGGGAAGCGTGCACCACGTGGCGCACCGGTCTTGGGGCGAGACCTTCCGCCTGGTGACCCCGTGCGGCGCCTGGGACTTGCGAAGCCCGCTGTTCTGCCTCTGCGGCAGCGGCACCACCGGGTGCCACGACAAGTTCCACGGCGGGGCGCGGCTCAAGGCCGAGTGGGCGTGGCGCTCGAAGGTCTACGAGGAGGCATGGTGGAGCGGCGAGCTGCTTGAGGTGTACGAGCCGCACAGCCCCGGTCTCTACGAATACGGATATTGGCTGATCACAGACCGTGACGGCAACGAGATGATACGAGAAGGGATATGACCCATGGAGATCAAGACATGCGAGCAGTACGTGCTCGATCAGCTGGAGCAGGCGCGGGAGGAGCGCGATTGGCTGCGCGGCAAGCTTGAGCAGGCGCAGGACGAGGCAGAGGAGCTGCGCGGCAAGCTCATGGAGCGCGGCGAGCGCGACGCCTCGAAGGTCGAGCAGGCCATTCGCAAGGAGGGCCGCGCCAAGCTCTACCGCGACGGCACCAGCTACCGAACCAGCGTGGACGACGGCGGCAAGCTCATGCCGTTCGAGGATTGGTGCATCGAACACGTAGGGTACTCAAGCCAACGCTGCGGAATGACCAAGAACGAGTTCATCGCCTACTTCGAGCTAGAGTTCCGCACCGAGTACGAAGAACTGGCCGAAGAGTGGAAGGCTGAGTAGGAATGATCAGGATCTACGAGCGCTCGCTCTGCCAGAGCTACGCAAGCGCATACCGCCAGGGCATCCTAATCGCCAAGGCCGACGACGAGGCGGAGCCGCTTTCGATCGTCGAGTCGCTTACCGACGACAGCTACCAGTGCTTCGCGCTGCTGGAAGACGGGACAGTGCTCGACCTGCGTGGCCGGTTCCCCGGCTGCCTTGCGGGGGTGATGGCATGAGCTGCGACCCGTATAAATGGACGTGCGCGAGGTGCGGCAAAACGCACTGCAACCCGTTTTTCACGTGCTACCCGCGCGAATTTTGGAAGGACAACAAGAAGTGTGTCGGCGAGGTCTGCGAAAAGTGCCGCAACGAAATCGACTATGACCAAGTTCGCCGCAGGAAAGCGAAGGCAGGCGAGGCCTCATGAGCTACGACATAAGGCTGTGCGACCCCGTGACGCACGAGACGTTGGAGGTCGATTCTCCGCATCTCATGGCGGGCGGAACATATGCCCTGGGAGGCACGACCGAGCTTTGGCTGAACGTGACCTACAACTACGCCAGGCACTACCACTGCTTGGGAGAGCGCGGCATCCGCGAGATCTACGGGAAGACCGGGGCCGAGTCGATACCGATGCTCAAAGCAGCGGCCTTGAGGCTTGGCGACGATGTTTCCGACGACTACTGGGAGGCCACCGAGGGCAACGCCAAGCGGGCGCTGTTACAGCTGCTCGCCATGGCGAGGATGCGCCCCGACGGCGTATGGGACGGCGACTGAGAGGAACCTAAATGAAGAAGGCGATGATCGTCCAGCCAATGAACGGGCTTGGCGAGGGGCAGATACTTGAGGCCCGCACGAAGGCGGTCGCAGAGCTTGAGCGGCGCGGATACGAGGTCGTGGACACGTACTTCAAGGACGGCCTCGCGGTGCCGCACAAGGTCGTGAACGAGCCGCTGTACTACCTAAGCCAGAGCCTCGCGAAGATGGCCTGCTGCGACGCCGTGTTCCTCTGCGAGGGATGGGAGAACGCCAGGGGTTGCAGGGTTGAGCGCGCCGCAGCCGTGGCATACGACCTTGAGATCATCGGCCACGACATCCCGTGCACGGGCGGTGCCCGATGAGCATGGTCGTCTACGAACCACCAAGCGGGTGGAACCTTCCGCCCGGCTGCTTCGAGGGAGACCCGAACGCGCCGTGGAACCAGGAGGAGCCGGAGCCATGCTGCGAGTGCAGGTGGTTCAAGCCAACCGACGGCGACGACGGCGTGTGCGGCCTTGAGCTTGAGGCGGCTATAGCCAACGAGGAGCTTGCGGGCAAGAGCATGGCCGACGCGGCCAACAAGGCCGTCGACTGGGCGCTCGACCATCTGAAGGACGGGGATGAGATCGCTTGCGAGCACTTCAAGCCCTAGCCGCCTTGGCCGTGGCGCTGCTGCTGGCGGTGCTGGCCCTTGAGTTCTATGTGATCCGCATGCTGGCGGCGGGGCTGGTGGTTCTGGCCCTGCTCGCCTGCGGGTAGGAGGTGGCAGATTGACAAACTGGGAACGCTACTTCGGTTCGCCCGAGGCCGCCATGCGCATGTGTGTGCGCATGATGACGTGGCCGCTGCTCATAGTCGTGGACGAGGTCGACCCGCACACGAGGTGCGCGAAGCACTCGCGCCGCGTCGGCGAGTTCGCGTCCTTCGAGGAGTACGCGGCGTGGCTGCATGCCGAATACGACGACGGAACGATAAGGTGGGACGAATGAGCCGCCCGGGATGCAACTGGGGATGCCTGCTCATAATAGCGGCATCCCTGCTAATAGACGGATTGACGCTGTGGGCGGCGGTATCGCTGGCCCGCATGATCATTGGAGGTTGACATGGGATACAAGAAGTTAATGGATGCAGCCGGTGCTGTCGTGTCCATGCTCGTGATGCTCTTCCTGGTGCTGCTCGTGTGCTACGGCATCGCGTGGTGCATCGGCGGGATAGCGGCGATGCTGGCATGAGTGGCAACCCGCGCAACCGCAACGGCAACGCAAGGCGCAAGCTGAGAGCGAGGCTGAGGGCAGAGGGAAGGCCGTGCCACATATGCGGCCAGCCGATAAACTACAGCCTGCCGAGCGGCGACCCGTGGAGCTTCGAGGTGGACGAGCTGCTGCCCGTGTCGAGGGGAGGCAGCCCGCTGGACTACTCCAACGTGGATGCCGCCCACAGGATCTGCAACCAGCGGCGCGGCAACAGGATGCCGGGCGACGCCAAGCAGTACCAGATACGCCGCACGCGGCTGTTCTAGCGCAAAACATAACAATGCACCAATAGGGGCGCGGTCGTTTCGGCGGTCGCGCCCTTTCTTTTGGCCCCAAGCGCCGAAAAGAGGCGGGGGCGGTCGCCCCTCCCCCGGGTCGAAAGGCCACTCCGGCCGCCTAGGGCCGATTTCCCCCCGCCCGTTCCGAACGATTTCGCTATCTCACGCCGCCATTACGATTCCCCGCGAAGAAGGAGGGAATCATGGCCGAGAACATCGAGATGCCGCAGGAAGTGGCTAGCGACCCCGTGCAAGCCGCCATCTGGGAGCAGCTGACCGCGAGGCGCACGTTCGCGCAGGAGGATGCGCCGACGCTGGCGCTGCTCTGCTACTGGCACGCCGTGGCGAACCAGGCACGCGAGGCCATGGCCCTCGGTGGCAACGAGATCGAAATACTCGACGCCACCGCATACAAGCCGATCAGGGGCAAGGGCGGCAAGCGGCTCAAGATGATGCGCAAGAATCCGGCGCTGACCGTGCTGAAGGAGGCCAGCACCGAGATCAGGGCGCTGTCGGACCAGCTCGGCCTGTCCAAGTCGGCCCGCAACGTCACGGTGCAGCAGGCGCGACCCGCGAGCGCCCACGGCAAGCTGCTCACGCTCATGTTCGATGACCGCGAGGCGCGTGCCAAGGCGGCAGGCGCGTGATGCAGGCGAGGCAGACCCCGACATACGAGGCGAACATCCCGGAAAGGCTCGACGGGGACGGCCCCATGGCGGCAGAACTGGCATCCGCGTACTTCGGCGACCCGCTGCCGTGGCAGCCGCACCTGCTCGACGCCATGCTCGCCCGCGATGGACGCGACAAGTATCTGCTGCGCTCGATCGGCATATCCATCCCGCGACAGAACGGCAAGAGCTGGGACGTTCGCGCCCGCTGCTTCCACGGCGCCCTCAACGGCGAGAAGATTCTGTACACATGCCAGCACGGCGACACCTCAGACCAGATGTTCCAGGAGCTTTCAAGGCCATTCGAGGACGAGGACGAGCCTGAGCTTAACGCCCTGCTGCTCGCCGTGCGCAAGACCAACGGCCAGCAGGCCATCAAGCTCAAGAACGGCGGCCTTATCCGCTTCACCACGCGCACCGACTCGCTGGCGCGAGGCAAGACCTACGACGTGCTCATTTACGACGAAGCACAGGAGCTTACGGCCAAGCAGCAGGCGGCCTCTCTGCCCGCCATCTCGGCAGGGTCGAAGCACAACCCGCAGACGATCTACCTGGGCACGCCGCCAGGCCCCGACAACGTTGGCACGGTGTTCCGCGACCTCCACGAGGACGTTCACAACGGCAGGTCTGAGATGGGATGGATCGAGTGGGGCGCTACAGAGATCGGCGACGTGCACGACGAGTCGCGATGGTTCGAGTACAACCCATCTCTCGGCACAATCCTCGACATAGAGGCCGTACGCGGCGAGTCCGAGCAGATGCAGCCCGACGTCTTCGCGCGTGAGCGCCTTGGCTGGTGGAGCCCAATCGGAGGAGCCGACTCATACGCGCTTTCGAGCGCCAAGTGGAAGGCGTGCGAGGCGGCGGGGCCGATGCAGGAAGGCAAGCTCGCGTTCGGCGTGAAGTTCTCGCCCGACGGGTCGCGCGTTGCCGTGTCCTGGGCGAAGGCAGAGCGCGGTGCCGGCTCCTACGTCGAGCTTTACGACCTCATGGGCGCTGAGGGCGGCACTGTCGGCATATCCGACATGCTGCTGCGCAACCGCGAGGAGATCGCGTGCGTCTGCATCGACGGAAAGAGCGGAGCGGACGCGCTGAAGCAGCGACTTCTGGACGGCAGGATGCCGAAGTCGGCGATCGTCATGGGCAGCACCGCGATCGTGCAGGCCGCCGCGACGATGCTGGCCGACGAGGTCAACGCCGGGACGACGAGCCACATCGAATCGCCCGCGTTGGACGATTCCGCAACGAAGTCGATCAAGCGCGACATCGGGCGCGACGGCTGGGGCTTCGGCGACGGCCCCGACTCTTCGTCAGCGCCGATCGAGAGCGCATCGCTGGCCCTATGGGCGGCGAGGACAACCAAGAGAGACCCGAGACGTAAACAGGAGGCAAGCTTCTGATGGCAGCAGTGAACATGGAACTGGCCGGACAGGTCGCGGCGGCGGAAGGCCTGCGACACGAGGACAAGGCGCTCGTGCGCGAGCTTATGGACACGTGGCGCACCCACCGATCCCGCAACATGTTGCGGGAGGACTACTACCTCGGACACGTCGGCGTCAAAGACCTAGGCATCGCCATGCCGAAAGCCCTCGCCAAGAAGATCAACCCGCGCGTTGACTGGCCCAAGAAGGCGGTGCACGCCCTGGCAGATCGCTCGGTGTTCAACGGCTTCACTGCCGACGACGATGCCGTTACCATGCGGCTGCGCGACATATGTGCCGACAACCAGCTCGAAGCTCTCTACCGCAAGAACCTTATCGGTGAGCTGAAGCACTGCTGCGGCTTCTGGACTGTCACGGACGGCGGCGGCAAGCCAATCATCTCCGCGTACCCGGCAACCGCAGCGGCGGCAATCTGGGATGACGCGCAGAAGCGCATCAAGGCCGGTCTCGTTGTGGCCGAGTCGAAGAAGATGCCAGGTGACACCGAGCGCGTGCCGACCGTCGTGCACCTGCTCACAGAAGACGCGCTGGTGGTGCTTACGCGCGGCAGCGGCCACTGGGTGGCCGACTACATGGAGCATGGCATGGGTCGCTGTCTCATGGAGCCTATGCCCTACGATGCCACGCTTGAGCGACCGTTCGGCTCCTCGCGCATCAGCCGTTCGGTCATGAGCATCACAGACGACGCCATACGCCAACGCGCCCGCATGGAGGTGGCGTCTGAGGCCGCGACGCTGCCGCAGACCTGGCTGCTCGGCACATACAAGAAGATAATCAACGGGCAGAACAAGTACGACGCGTCGATGGGGGCGGTCAACGAGATCACCAAAGACCCTGACGGAGACTCGCCGACCGTGTGGCAGTCGGCCCAGTTGCAGATGGCGCCGCTCACCGAGTACCTGCGCCAGCTAGCATGCCAAATGTCGGCGGTCACCAATGTTCCGGTGTCTTTCTTCGGCGTGAGCAACGACAACCCATCCTCTTCGGATGCCATCGCTGCATCGCTCGAACCGCTCGTGATCGATGCGAAGAACCTCAACCGCGAGAATGGCAACGCTTTGCGCAACGTGGCCTACATGGCGCTCGCTGTGGCGAACGGCACGGATTACGAGACCGAGCGCGATGCCGGCTACAACCTCAACCCGCGCTTCATGTCCCCGGCCTACCCGTCAATCGTGAGCCTGTCCGACGCCGCGTTGAAGCAGGTGCAGGGTCTGCCGAAGCTCGCCAACTCCGACGTGATGCTCGAAATGCTCGACTACACAGACGAGCAGATCCAGCGCATCAACAGCGACAACAAGAAGGCACAGGCGAGCGCTGCCGTGGCCTCGCTGTTCGAGCCGAAGGAGGGCGAGGATGGCGGAGATACCTCGCAGCCTGCTTAACGAGCTTACGGACGAGATCAAC